TCAATTACATTTAACGACCCACAATTGATCCAGCTTCGTCGTAAAACTCGAACTCATCATCTCCCGTCGCATCCCCCAATCCGGATCGGCTGGCACACTTCCCGCGCGCAACGTTCCATGGCCCCATCGCTGATTGATTCGATCCAGTACGCCCATCACCTTCTGCGCCGCTTGGGGTTGAGAATCTGCAAACAGGTCTTCGGTAAACTCTCCGGGCTGCCGAAGATCCATCAATAACACCTCAGCCTTGCTGTACTTGAAACCCGGCCGGAACAATCGGTCAATCGCCTCGCTCGCCAACTTGCTCAACAGTCGCACGTCGTTTGTCGGATAAGGCAATTCAATCAGCGCGCCATTGGCGTACTTGGCCTCCTGCGGATTGAACATGCCCGTGCGGATACTCACGCGGATCTTTTTGCACAGTGAATTCTGTGCCCGCAGCTTTTGCGCCGCTCGATGTACATAAGTCGCCACGGCTTCCTTGATCGGTTCGATGGTAGTCAAACGGTTGCCAAACATGCGGCTGCTGCAGATTTCCTGTTTCGGCGGCTCGGTTTCGGACAGTTCCAGACACGATGTGCCGCCCAGTTCGCGCGCGGTCTTCTCGATCACCACGCTGAACTTGCGCCGAAGTGTCCACGGATCAGCCCTGGCCAGGTCCATCGCGCTTCTGATCTGCATGCTCTCAAGATGAGCTTTCATGCGCCGACCGATGCCCCACACTTCGCCGACATCGGTGTTGCGCAGCACCCAGTCGCGTTTGACCGGATCGCAGATGTCGACCACGCCACCGGTGTGCGCCTGCAGGCGTTTCGCAGTGTGGTTGGCGAGCTTGGCCAGCGTTTTCGTAGGGGCGATGCCGACGCCGACGGGGATGCCGGTGCGTTTATAGACAGCAGAGCGGATGGTCCGGCCAAACAAGGTCAGGTCGCCTGGTATGCCGCTGAGATCGGCAAACGCCTCATCAATGCTGTACACCTCGACGGCGGGCACCATGGATTCGATGATCGTCATCACCCGCTCGCTCATGTCGCCGTACAACGCGTAGTTGCTGCTGAACACTTGGATACCGTGGCGGCGCAGATCATCACGAATCTGAAAATACGGCGCGCCCATTTTCACAAAGGGCTTGGCGTCGTAGCTGCGCGCAATCACGCAGCCATCGTTATTGCTCAGCACCACAATCGGCGTCTTCGCCAGATCGGGGCGAAAAACTCGCTCACAGCTGGCATAGAAGCTGTTGCAATCAATCAGCGCAAAGACCTGCTCACGATTTGCCATGGTCGCGCACGCTGTAAGTCACCACGCCCCAGATCACCAGCTCATCTCCTTCCATCACGTAACGAGGCGGATATTTACTGTTGGCTGAAAGAAGAATGATGGCGTTATCGCGCATGTGCAGGCGCTTGCAGACGGGCTCGGAGTTGAGCCCAGCGATCACGATATCGCCGTGCTCGGCATTCAGGCTGCGATTGACGATCACCAGATCACCGCAAAATATCCCCGCGTCCTGCATGCTCTCGCCTTCGATCTTCGCCAGATAAACGTGCGGCGCACGAATGTCGAAAACCTCGTCCAGAGAGATGTGCTTTTCAATGTGATCGGCCGCTGGCGAAGGAAAACCGGCGGGAATCCGAAACGAATACAGCGCAAGCTTTTCGCCTGCGCCAGACAAAGGGCCGAGGATGGTGACGCTCATGATACGAACCTGATAGTGAATTTACTGTATGCGCATACAGTAAACTCGGGACGGTTCAAGGGGTCAATGAGGCGTGTAGGAGATTTCGACGGGTGACAGGGTTTTGTACAACTTCTCGGAAAGAAAGGCACGCCGCCATACATTCCAGATCGTCGGTCCCAGTTGTTCGTTATTGCCCTTTTTTCCAGACGCCAAAAAACACAAACCCCCGACTTTCTCTAGGAAAATCAGTGGCTTGCGTTTACTGAATGTGGCGGTGAAGGAGAGATTCGAAACTACCCGTTTGCGTTCTTTTCAGCACACCCCCCCGATTTATAAGGGCTGCAGAGGAGCGAGTTTTTTAATCTCAGTCCCATGTCAGTCCCATCGGTTTTGCGCACCAGGTTGCAGCACACGGATGTGAAGCCCGTTTCGACGTTTCATGTTGACCCATGGGAAAAAGGTAATTTTGGTAATGCGGCATGAGGCAAGCTCTGGAAGCCTTGAAAATCGGGGCGTAGAGAGAAGTATGCAGAGGTAATAATTTGGTAAGTATGAGGTTAGAAAATTACCTTTCCTATGGGTAATCCCTTATAGCCCTCAAACCCAGTAAAACTGGGCACTTGAGAAATTATTACCCTAGCTCTTACCTAAAATTACCTCTTGAGGTAATGAGTGAAAGCCAGGCACGGCAAGGGCTTTAGCGCGTATCCACACCTCGCTTACCAAAATTACCTTTTTCCCAGCCCACGTCTGAAAATGGCCAAGACGACGTCCCTTTTCCGTGTTTTTCACATCATGAGAATTTGGGACTGATAGCAAGAAAATTCTTGGTGACTCTGTGCAATACCAGAAAACCCCGCAGAGCCAAGCAGACCGGGCCTTACAACCGCTTTCCCAGCGGACTGGGCGTTGCCGGATTCGCAAGTGGTGCGAACAGTTCCAAAAACGAAAATACTCTGTGCAGTAGGTTTTTCAGGCCGCAGCCCCTGCACGCCGGGCGTCTCACGTCCTTGGCCAACTCGTCGATGCTCCGTAAAGCTGTGCCACGGATCTGCACTTCTTTACAAAACCTTGCACTGCGTGCAATCCATGCAACGCCCCCAGCCCCCGCAGCAGGCCTGGGCAGAGCCGGTGATTGCACCGCTCTGGCCTTTGCACAAAAAAGGGACGCAAAGCCCGCCGGCGGGAGGGGGATAAGTGCTTTTTCACCGATTTTTTATAGAGATCGATTCGTTGCAAACGATTGAACACTCGCAGGGCTGATGTCTCGTGGACTCCAGCCTTTTCGCGTGCAGAGCTTAGAGATTCGCGAGCATCGCCGTAGTCGCATAATCGCGTCTGTAATCGCTTGTGCATTTGCGTCCAAGGTTTCCATGGCGACGAATGCGTTACCTGCAACATCCGCTACGCCGCTCTCTGAAAGCCACTTAGTGATCTCCTCGATGGCCGCGCCTAGCGCGTGCTGATTGTGTAGAAGCAACGTCAGAGCATCTGCCGTGGCGATCTTGCATTCCGAGTTATCCAGCATGGTGGCCATCCTTAAAAAGTGGTCTCGTAAGATTAGTCCATCCTCCGGATAGCTCGCTGGACGTTGCTAGATTAGTCAGCCTTAACCGACTCTGCTCGATGCGACGCTGGCAGGCATGGTAGTAACCGGCTTCGTGTTGAGCGGTATTGAGTACATCGATGGCTGCGCGTATGCGCAGTCGAGGTGGTGTCGACTCGGCTGAAAAGCAATTAGCGTGTGCACACAAAAAACCAAAATACAGACCATTCTTATTTTAAACGGAACAGCCATCTCCCACCCTCAATCAAATACATGCAACGCATGCGTCAGACATAAAAAATCTCACAATAAGTCGCTACATCAACGTGTATACAACGCGCCTCTGCTTTTTTGAGATATTTAACAGGATTATGAATAGGTTTTTTTAAATGCGATCAACACTACTACGCACAGTATCACTTTTAGCTGCTGCTACGATCCCCCTTTGTGCAAATGCTACCTGCACTTACCTTGCGGGGCACGGCCCAGTAACCATGAGCACCAAACTCCCTCCCAGCATTACTGTTCCAGCGAATACGCCCAACGGTACGATAATATACATAGGGGGCGATGGTTTTGCGAAAGAGCTAAAAAATCGATTTGGTTGTACTACTAGCTTTTCCGCTGGAAGTATGGACGCACGAGGACAGAATGCGACCTCTGGAACTTACCCCATAGGAGATACAGGCTTGGCGTGGGAATGGACTACTAACCAGGAGAGAGTTGGACAATACCCTGCTATCACAAAGGATGCCGCCCCCGATTATACTTTCAACTATTTGATCCTAGGTTTTAATATCGTTAAAATCGGAGACATCAAAGCTGGTGCAAGAATCCCCGGCGGAATATTGGGTTATTACAGAGATGGCGAACTTTACCCGATAACCCTAAGCGTCACGGAAATGAATGTTGTCGCAGCCTCCTGCGAAACACCGGATATCACTGTCCGAATGGGCACCTTCACGCTCAGCGACATTGGGAAGGCACAGGGAAGCCACTCTGAGCCTGTTGCTTTTGGCATAAAACTGAATAATTGCCCAGCAGGCCTTAATAAAATAAATTATCGCTTCACGAGAGTCGGCGAGACTGCCGATTATCGAAATGGTGTCATCAGATTGAATTCCAGTTCCACAGCCAAGGGTATTGGCATCCAGATAAAACACTCCAATGGCCAGCCAGCCATAATCGACGGCACAACCAAACAAATTTATGACGGTTATGATTCAAAAGGAGGAAACTTTGAAATCCCTATGACGGCCGCATATTTTCACATCGATAACGAAGACTTGAAGCCTGGCACAGCCAATGCCGAGCTTAACTTTACAATTGAATATCTATAACCGGAAAACTTTACAGCTAACAAAAAAAACAATGCAGCTTGATTGGTTTCAACCGTTGAGTTACGCCTAATAGCGCTGACTCAAAAATTATGCATTTAACTGTGCATCCACAAATAAAACACACTACATCGATACCGCAGGCTTCGGCTGCAACGTTATTTTTTCGAGTTTTACTAGGCCAGTAGAAGCTTGCGATGCATACAGGGTAAAATTGCCCGCATTGTTCGGCGTTTGCGTGACGCCATGATTATGCATGGCTATTTGCACATTCATATGCTCAATTAATTTAAGCACATCGCAAACAACCTGAAATAAGTTAATCGATTCCGACCCAATCCAGTTCTTCGGTGCCATCAGGTGCTGTTGTTTAGCTACGATGCTTCGGCGCAGCCCTTCAATTCGCTCCTGCATATCGCCTCCCACAGTGGCGTTGTACTTCTTTCCGACAACCAGGTTCAGATCACGACCGGTCGCTAGGTGCAGATCATCCACTGCCGCCAAGCTCGCGGATCCGCCCGACATCAGCTTGAGCGCTCCCAGCGCCTCGATCTTTTTCACACCACCCACAGTTTCGGTCGAGTGGTCGTCGATCGTCTGCGTGTAGCTCTGGAACTGCTCGCGGTTGTCCAGAGCTTCGACTTCGCGCTCGATCGCCTGATCTCGGATCTTGCCATCGGTCTGGCGTAGCCAGTTGCCATCGGCGTCGACGCGCTGCTGGGCGGCTTCGCTGTGCTGCCATACCTGGTCGCCCTTGGGCACCAGCGGTCAGCTGTCTGCGGCCAGTGAATTCAAGAAACGCCTGCTCGGCATGGCCGCCGGCGCCATGTTCACCGGCAGCGGCCAGCAGCTCGACAAGTTGATGAAGGATCAGCTGTTTGGCATCAAAACCGTGTCGACCATCGACTACGTCGGCTACAGCAAGGAATACGCCTGCTACGTCTACGGCGACCTCGCGATCAAGGACGGCACCACCTACAAGGTCAACAGTGAAGACTATTTCGAGTTCGGCAAGCTGCGCCTGAAAACGCTGCAGAAAGGCGTACCAATCAAGCTGCAGCGCGATGGAAAAGACTTCAACGAGAAGTGGGTACAGTTGCTGTGGACCTGTTTCGGCGCCCAGGGCTTCGTCGCGCTGGTGTTCTTCTTCGGCTCGCTGTTCTGTGAGCAGATCCGTGCGCGTTACCAGTCCTTCCCCTTCCTGGAAGCCACTGGTGAAGCCGGCGCCGGCAAGACCACACTGCTCAACCTGCTGTGGAAACTGCTCGGCCGCGAAGGTTATGAGGGTTTCGACCCGATGAAATCAACCAAGGCCGGGCGTTCGCGCCTGATGGGGCAGGTGTCCGGCATGCCGGTGGTGTTTCTTGAGGCCGATCGCCACTGCGACGATCGGGCGCACGCCAAAACCTTTGAATGGGACGAGCTGAAAGACTTCTACGGCGGCGGCACGCTGGCCACCAAAGGCGTCAAGACAGCGGGCAACGAGACGTATGAACCGCCCTTTCGCGGAACGATCGCGATCAGCCAGAACGCGGCGGTGGTAGCGCACGAAGCGATCATGACGCGCATCGTTAAATTGCACTTTGTGCGCCCGATCGTTACGCCGGAAAGCCGTACGGCCGCCGATCAGTTGAATGCGTTGGACGGCGCCACCCTCAGTCACTTCCTGTTGCGCGCCGTGGGCAAAGAGTCCGCTGTGCTTGAGCTGTTCGCTCAACGCATGCCCGAAAACGAAGCCAAGCTGCGCCGCCTGCACACGCACTGTTTTGCCTGCGGTACGGCCTATGCGAGCGAGCAAGGCAACTGCAGCAGTTGCGGCTACGACCTGCGCGGTTACATCCGGGTCGAGCGTATCAGCAAGAACCACGCGCAATTGTTGTCGCTGCTGGATGGCCTGCGCCTGGTGCTGAAACTCAGTGATCCGCAGGTCGCCGCCACGCAGCGGCAGATCGTGCGGATGGCCATTGAGCGCCAGGCCTCTATCAGCTCCGACCATCCGGCCGTCGCCGAATTTTGGGAAGTCTACGACTACCTCGAATCCTTGAGCGAAGACCCGGTGGTCGACCACAGCAGTGACCCGGCGGTGATTGCTATCAACCTCAACGAATTCTGCGAGCGCGCCGCCGAACACAAACAGAAGCTGGCGGACGTGGCCACGTTGCGCGACCTGCTTAAGGAGTCGCGCTCGCGCAAATTTCTCGACAGCAATAAGGCCGTGCACAGCGCCGTGCGCGCCGCCTTCAATCACCGCAACCCTGTTTCCCAACCCCGGCCGACCACGGTCAAGTGCTGGACATTCAAGGCGTAAAGGAGAGCAAGACCGATGCAGATCCAAGTGTTTATGGGCAATGCCGGCGACGGCCACACCAACAAGCTCCAGTCGGTGCAAGACCGTTTGGATTTGGCGGGACAACGCGCGCCGATCATTCAGGCCGGTGCTTACGCAGAGGACGGTTTGTTGCAGATGCTGGAAGTTCGAGCCGCCGCTGGACAGCGCGAAATCCTCGTGGACGACTGCAGCCGGCAACAGATTTTGCGGGTGTTGGAATGGCAGTCATGTGTTGAACATGAGCCGCGTTTTGACGGCCTGGTGATCCACCTGGCACGTAAGGACTGAGGAAAAACAGTGTCGAGGAGTTGCAGCTCCTCGACACCCGACTACAACTGAGGACCCTAACCATGCAAGCACAGAACCACAGCAGCAGCGGCGCGAAGGCTACCACACCGGCGCGGCACCTGGTGGCCACCGCGATTATCGGCGCCGCCGTCATCGGCTACCTGGTGCACAAACCCCCCGAGGCCCGCACGCGCCTGGAAAGCCTGAGCCAGATGGCCAGCCACTTGGGCGATCTGAGCGCGACGGATGCCGCCGTGATCAGTCAGCTACTCGCCCGCCCCGCCACACCGGGAGACTCACGCCATGTCCAGTGACCCAGCCGTAACACCGGTGCGCCGCTTTCCCTGGAACATCGATTACACCAGCGTGTGCGATCAGTGCGGCAAGTGGCGAGCCCAGGGCAATCACGATAAATGCAGCCGCCGGCGTCAGCGGCTGAACGCTCATCTGCGCCATCCCAAGCCCAAGGCATAGCCCGCGTCCACCAGAAGACGCACCCGCAGATACTTGGCCCGGAAACGGGCCTTTTTGTTTCCGATCGTCAGACTGTCGACATACGAGTACAGCGTTAGGGGTTTACATGAGTGGGGTTGAAACTCGCGGTAAGTCCGTGAGGATCTATTTTCAGTACAACGGGGAGAAATGCCGGGAGACGTTCCCGGGCGGCAACACACCGGCCACCGTGGCCCAGGCCAAGCGCTTGGCCGAGATCATCGAGTACGAGATCCAGACCGGTACCTTCGACTACGCGCGGCACTTTCCCAATTCGGCCAGATTGGTGGAAAACACCTTCGGCCACTACCTGGATCTGTGGTTGAAAATCAAGGCCAACAGTGTCGCGGCTTCCAGCTACCGAGGTTACGCCAACAAGGCCGAAGTGCATGTGCGCCCGCGCTGGGGCACGGTCCAGATCAACCAGATCGATCACCTGGACCTGCAGGAATGGATTCAGGACACGCTGTCCAAAACCCTGAAGAACAAGACCATCCGCGACATCATCAGCAATGTGCGCCAGGTGTTCCGCTTGTATCGCACGCGGATGAAAGTCGCGCACGACCCGACCGAAGGGTTGATGGTGCGTCTGCCGGATCCCGAAGCGCCGGACCCGTTCACCCGCGCCGAAATCCGACAGATACTCGAAACCCCGACCCAGCGCACGCAAGAACTGCTGATGGTGCAGTTCATGCTGTGGACAGGTCCACGGGTATCGGAAACCATTGCCCTGGCCTGGGAGGACGTCGACCTGGCGCAAGGCACGGTGACCTTTCGCCGGTCCAAGGTGCGCGGCGCTTATCGCGTGACGAAAACCCGTCGATCAACGCGGCGGGTGCGCCTGCTGGCACCGGCGTGGGACGCCCTGCGCAAGATCGATGCGCTGAACCGCAACCGAAAAGCGGAAACCGTGGATGTGGTTGAGCGGGACAACAAGACGGTGCGAAAACACAAACTGCACTTCGTGTTCCTCAACACCAAAACCGGGCTGCCGCATGCCAATGACTTCGTGGTGCGCGATCGTTTCTTCAAGGCGCACTTGCTCGCCGCCGGCGTTCGTTATCGGGGGCCGGGACAATGCCGGCACACCTACGCCAGCCAGTTGCTGACCACCGGGGTGGCGTCGATCGACTGGATCGCCGAACAGATGGGCCACACCAACGGCAACATGATCCGTCAGCACTACGGGACGTGGATCAATGAAGACGGGCCGGACGTGATTGGGATGTTGCAAATTGCATTAGGAATCGAGACGGCGCCAGTACAGCACGACTTACGCCGCAACGCAGAAACTAGGAGCGGCTAAGCTATTTTATCGAGATAAGACTGAAACGCGTCTCTCGGCTCTGTACCATAGGCCCTGCTTTGGATTACGAGATACCTGAGAGGCTGCTACGAGTTCGGTGAGGAGTTTACCTACTGATCTGCTGGAAGATTTACAGACAATGCGAGCTGGGTGGCCAAATCCAACCCCAATTGAAATTGCATAAAATAGCGAATTTGTTGTAAAAATTGAGACGGTGTCGAGGGGATACCGCATTGGGAATTTTATGATCTTAGGCGTCAGTGTTAACGGTTTCAAATCGCTCGCCAACTTCAATCTAGTCAAAGATGGCCTGAGTAATTTTACTTGCCTCGTCGGGCTCAACGGTGCCGGCAAGAGCAGCGTACTACAATTGCTAGACTTTTCCTCACATCTGATGCGGGGAGATGTGGATAGCTGGCTATCTAAACGAGGTTGGAGTGCCTCCGACCTCCACTCTAAATTCAGTACTGGCTCAAACATAATCATCGCCATTACGGTTCAAATCAAGAGCGGCGACATACTCTCATGGGTGGGAAGCTTCAACAGAAGCACTCTTTCATGCACAACAGAAAGAGTATTCAACGTTGACGACAACTTATTTCAACTTTTGAGAGGGAAATACTCCATACTTGACGCACCGCCCTCTAAAGTTGAATTTAATTATACCGGCTCTATTCTTTCAGTACTGAAAGACGAAGCACTACACCCCGACATCGTTGAAGTCAAAGATATAATTTCAAATATAAAATCTTTAGAGCTTCTATCCCCTCACTTAATGCGATACTCGTTGCGAGAAGTTGCAACAGACATCGGAACAGGTGGCGAAAAGCTGTCTCCATTTTTATATAATATCAAGGGTAAGGAACGAGAGAAGCTCACAAATCTGTTGCGTGAATTTTACCCCTCTGTGATCGACTTCAAAGTTAAACAGGAAAGAGCAGGGTGGAAAAAACTGTCAATCATAGAGAGTTTCAATGGAGAAATCGTTGAAACTGATGCGAAGCACGTAAATGATGGGCTACTAAGGATTCTGGCAATTCTCGCACAGGCAGGCTCAGGTAATTCCACCCTACTTTTTGATGAAGTTGAAAACGGTGTAAATCCTGAAATAGTGGAAAGACTTGTTCACGTGTTACAAAACGCCGGACAACAGGTTATCGTTACTACACATAGCCCAATGATACTAAACTATCTTTCTGATGAAGTGGCCAAAGAGTCTGTTCACTTTATATATCGCACAGTTAGTGGCGGAACCCGCAGTCGCCCGCTATTCAGCATACCTAAAATGGCAAAGAAACTCGAAATAATGGGGCCTGGCGAAGCTTTTGTAGACACAAGCCTTTCCGACCTAACTATTGAATGTGCCAAGCTCGATTCGGACGATACCTCAAAATCAATGAAAGGTGCCTTGTGATAGTAGTGTGCAGTGGAGAGGGTGTAACGGATTTAGGATCATGCATAAATCATGCAGGATTTTGTCAGGATGACATGTACAAATTAGGCCCCCTTACTTTTGTCATCGACTACATAATCGAAGAGGTACTGCAGTACAGCCCACTAGAATCACACATTGGTACTTATAGATACTTCAGCGAAAACCACTTAACTCAACGCCTTGCAGCTAGGAAAAGAGAGCGAAGAGGGTTTGTACTCGCTGGACGCAAACACGGTGTGGAAACTGGCTTTTTTTATTTCAACGCTTGGATGCTCGGTGAGATATCCAAAGAACTAGAAGAGTCAGAACAGGATGTCGCTATTGCAGTCCTCTTCAGAGATTCTGATGGCACAAATGGTGACCCTAGCGATATTGGAGCGCAGAAGAGAGCTTCGATTGAGGCAGGCTTCAAACGCGCCGATTTCACGAGAGGTGTAGCAATGGTACCAAAACCGAAATCAGAATCATGGTTTATATGCGCGGCGAAGGAAAATCCGTATCAGAATTGCGCTGAACTGGAAGAGCTTCCTGGAAATGACCGATCGCCAAATTCTGCAAAGAGGATGCTCAGCGCAATACTAGAAGGAGACGCTACCAACGAACGCTTAGTAACTTGGCTAGAGAACAATAGATTGGATTGCAATAGACTTTCAGAGGTTATGCCAAGCTTTGGCAAATTTCATCGACGGCTAACCGAAGTTTTACAACAAATATAACCCATCATCAAACACGATAGAACAAATGATTTAATAGTGATTACGCGACTAAAAAGCACGAGCCGGTTAGCTTCAATATTAGCCCAATACCCGTGATAGAACACGATCTTCAACGGCTAAGCCAAGAACGAACTCTACGACTTCCGAAGTCGTATAATCGCGTCTGTAAGCGCTTTCGCGTTTGCATCCAGGGTTTCCATGGCGACGAGTGCGTTGTCGGCAACGTTCTCTACACCATTGTCTGAAAGCCATTTAGTGACCTCCTCTATCGCCGCGGCCAAGGCATGCTGGTTATGCAAGAGCAATGTCAGAGCATCTGCTGCAGCGACGTTGGATTGTGAGTCAGATGGCATCGAAGTCGTCCTTGTAGGTGAATTACAAAAAGCCTAGCTCATCGCATCGCTGGTGGTGGTGGTCGGTCATCCACTCGCGAGCCTCTACTTGCGCACCAAAATAGCGCACCAGTCCCAT